TTCCGTGTCGGCCGCAAACTGGGCCGCACCGTCTACATGAAGCCCCGGGGCGTTGACACCGTGGAAGCGTTCGTCGGGATCTTCGACCAACCGGAGATGGCCCGCTTCGCCTGCGCGGCGATGAACAAGGTGGTGTCCGAGGGCCTGTTTGACCCACCGGAGCCCGGCGACGGCACCTGGCAGCTCATCCGGTGAACCAGTACCTTTGGGCCGCGCTCACCGCCGCAGTGATCGGCGTGCTGCTGCTGGCCTTCGATGACAACCTGGGTGTCCTGTTCCTGATCATCGCTATGCCGCTCGCGCTGACCGGATGGTTCGCTGTCTAGCGATCCGGTCCCCACCGGTAACCGCACACACATCGGTGTAGCCAGTGTCCCAGCCGGGTGCGAAAGCAGCGGTGCCGCTGATCCCAGTGCCAGGCGCAGAGCCTCCACGAGTCCGGTGACGGTTGCGCAGGGCAGCCCATCGGCACCCCCGTGGGATCAGCTCGGAACGTGGCCCATGTTGCCGGCGCCTTCGGGCAACGTGCGGATCGTGCTGGTGACCATGAACAACATGGTCATGATGTACTCCCCGGCCTGGCCGGGTGTGGTGATCTCGTCGCACAACGCCCACCACCGCGACTCGTCCTGCATCCCCCGGGCCTGCACCATGCGCACCACCCACGCCTGCGCCGGTTGCAGCGTCGACAGGTCCCGTTGGGCTTCGCCGGTGGACGCATCGACCAGCAGCACCGCGTCGGGGTCCGGGATCCACACCGGCCCGTCGCCGAACATGTAGGACATGTAAACGTCGCAGAAATCGACCATCGCCCGCACCAGCCCGGCCGTGCCGTGTTTGGCGCCGAGACCCTGCAGGGTTTTACCCGCGTCGGCGAAGTTCTGCTCCAACGCTAACCGGAAAGCAACCTTGCTGATCGCGTCGGCGTCATCGACCCACGCCTCATCATCATCGGTCGGGTTGCTCAAAACGGGCCCTCGTTCTCGCCGGCATCAACCGGCTGGGTCCACTCGTCATCGACGGCCGGGTTGTCGGTGTCCCAGTACTGCTGGTGCGCCAGGTCCGCCAGCCGGCGCTGATCCCCGGCGATCGACACCAGCGACAACGCTGTGATGACACTGGGAAGATCCTGGTGGACTTTGCCTGTCGGTGACGCCAGCATCCTGTCGACCAGATCCTTCGCGGTTTCTAGGGGATCATCCATCGGTCAAACCTTCCGAGAGTGGGATTCACAATGGCTGTCAACAAAACCGGCCGTGTCCCCAAGCCTACGGCGCTCAAGTTGCTGCACGGGGAACGTCCAGGCCGTATCAACACCAACGAACCAATCCCCGAAGCGGGACTGCCAACCTGCCCGGAGCAGGCGTGCGACGACGTACGCGAAATCTGGGAGTACACGGTGCGACAGCTCGACAAGATGGGCTGCGTCTCACTGGCCGACCGTGACGCCTTGTACGTGTACTGCGAGGCGGTCAACCTGCACCGGCAGACTAGTGCGGCGATGAACGAGGTGCGGGCCAACTATTCCGGGCCGACCGCCGCGCGGGCGCAGTACGAGCTGGCGAAGATCCAACGTCCGGCCGGGGACACGATCAAGAACCTCGGCGCCCATTTCGGTCTGACCCCGTCGTCGCGTTCTTCCATCCAGGTGGGGGAGCGGCCCAACGACGCGATGGGCCCCGAGCGTTACCTGTCGGCATGATCGTCTGGGAATAGTGACGGGAAGTCGCGGCGTTTCAGTTTGGCCATGCGCCCGTCCTGATGGTGCCAGACGATGCCCTCGCAACCCTCCATTTCGTGGGCCGCGATCACGGCTGACCGGACCCCCTCGAACGTCAGTGTTGCGTTAGCTAGGGGTATGACCTCGGCGGTCTCATGCAGCAGCAGCCGGTGTCGATCGAGATGTTCGGGGTTGCCGTTGATCTTCGGCCCGACTAGCTCATATGTGCCGACGGGCCAGGGCTCGTCGTATCCGTCCGAGGTCTCGGCGTGGTACTTGGCGAAGGCTGACTGTTCGATCGGCTCCCAGCCCACCGTCTTGTTAGTCACCCCATCGAACTCGATGGACACGAAGTTCGGCGGCGGGTACTTGCCCGGCTTGACCTCGCGCCGTGCCCACCACCGTTGCCCGTCGAACATGGTGCAGGTGCCGTCGTACTTGCGGGTGGGTACACCCTCGCCGTCCATGACCCAGCCGCAGTCCGGGTGCACGGTGCGGGTGACGTAGCGCGGGTCGGTCTGGTCGCGTAGGAACAGCGTCGGGATCTTCTTCATCGGTGACCTGCCCACACCTGCTGCTCGTAGTACGCCTGGCTGCGCGGATCCTCGCCGATGCCATGCCGGCCGTTGCCGTCGTTGCGGTACGGATGCGGACGTGGCCGGTTGATCGGTGTGGGCGCCGGTGAGACCGGCTGCTGCGGCACCGACTGCGCTGCGGCCAGGTGGTTGATTGCCGCCATCGTGGTCTCCACCGCCGCGCTGAGGCTGCGCAGCGCTTGGGTCAGGTGTTCGCTTGCGTCCCCGCTGTGTTCCATCGCCGTACGTCTCCTACTCATCATGAGTTCTACTCGCGGTAGCGAGATGGTCGGGTATTTCGTGCCGTACACCACCGGCGACTGCACGCGGATCACCTGGGCCCGTCGTCGGCGCAGGCGCCTGATCGCTGCCCGTACCGCCAGACGGAACCGGCTGATCCCCACCGGCCTACCTATGTAGATCAGCTCCGGCATCATCGCGCGCTTATCACCTTTGTCATCGCAGGTCCAGGTCTGTGCAGGAACGTAACAGCAGGGGGTGTGCGATGCCCTCATTGCCACGCTGCGGTCACACCCACGATGGAGTGACCTGCACCGAACGGGGCACCCACCGTTGCCAAACCCGCGTCGACCACGTCGTCGGGTTTTACCGCGAGCTGCTAGTCCACACCAAAGGCCAGTGGGCCCGCCGGCCGTTCATCCTCGCCGACTGGCAGATCAACGACATCATGGCGCCCCTGTTCGGCACCGTGCGGTGGTCGGACGAGACGAAGCGCTACGTGCGGCAATATCGCATCGCCTGGATTGAGGTGGCTAGGAAGGCCGGGAAGTCAGAGCTACTAGCGGGCATAGCCCTGTACCTGCTGGTAGCTGACGGCGAAGAAGCCTCCGAGGTGTACGGCTGTGCCCGGGACCGGGAGCAGGCCCGCAAAGTTTTCGACGTCGCCAAGCGGATGGTGCAGCTAAACCCGATCCTGCAGAAACGGCTACGGATATTCCAGATGCCGCAGCGGATCGTGGACGACCGCTCGGCCAGCGCATATGAGATCATTTCGGCAGATAAGGCTGGGAACCTCGGCCACAATCCCAGCGGCATCATCATGGACGAAATCCTCACCCAACGCGACGCCGGACTGTGGACCGCCATGCGCACCGCGATGGGCGCCCGCGTCCAACCGCTCATGGTCGCCGCCACCACAGCCGGGGACGACCCCAACTCGTTCGGCAAAACCGAACACGACGAGATGGTTCGCATCTCCGAAGATCCTTCCCGGGCCCCGCACGTCTTCACCTACATCCGCAACCTGCCCGCCGACGCCGACCCGTGGGACGAAGCCAACTGGTACTACCCCAACCCCGGCCTCGGCGACTTCCTGTCGATCGAAGCGCTGCGGGAAGAAGCGCAAGAGGCCCGCAACGACCCGTCGAAAGAAAACAGCTTCCGGCAACTGCGCCTCAACCAGTGGGTCAGCCAGGCGGTGCGGTGGATGCCCATGCATTTGTGGGAGGAGAACACCGGCCCCGAGCTGTGGCCCACCCCCAACTGGGGACGTAAACACCTGGCCAAACGGGTCTGCTACGGCGGGCTGGACCTGGCGTCCAAGTTCGACCTGACCGCCTGGTGTCTCCTGTTCCCCGGCGACGAGGTTGACGATCCGCTGCACGTCATGTGGCGGTTCTGGATCCCCGAAACCGGCCTCGACAAACTCGACAAGCTCAACGGCGGCCGGTTCCGGCTGTGGGCGAAACAGGGCTGGCTGACGGTCACCGAAGGCTCCGTTCTGGACTACGACCGGGTCGTGACCGACATCGCCAAAGACGCGAAGGACTTCACCATCGCCACTGTCGACGCCGACGAATGGTCGATGTGGCCGATCATCACCCGCGTCGCTGATGCTTGCGGCTTGAACGTCGACAAGGGCGACATCACCGCCTACCGCAACACCTACGACCGTATGACAGGCGGCATGGATGACGTGATGGGCATGTGCCAGGAACGAAGGCTCATGCACCACGGCAACCCGATCGCCAAGTTCTGTTTCGACTCGGTGCAGATCAAACGGGCCCCGTACGACCCGGCGCTGCTGCGGCCGGTCAAACCCGATCGGGGTGCTGACCGCACCCGCATCGACGCGGTCCCCACCTTGGCGATGGCAGCCAACGGGCTACGCGCGGCACAGGCTAAGCCGGCGCGGGTCAGCCCGTACGAACGCAAGAACCTGATGGTCGTATAGGGAGGCCGCAATGATGACGGAAGAACTTCGGGTCAAGCAAATCTGTTACTGGCGGGCCATGACCAAAGAGCAAATTGAGGAAGCCCGCCAACTCATGGAAGTGGCCCATGCACTCCTCGCTGGCGTCGAACCGGAGGGGACGTTACCTGATGCCCTGGTCGATCACCGCGCATGGCCACAGCCCCGACGCCACCTGTGAAGGCTGGCTGCTGCACCGCATCACCGAACTGCTATCAGGTCAGGAAGCGGGGCTGCGGATGCTGCGGATCGAAACCGACCACTTCGGCGCTGTCGAGTTGGGGGATCCCACCGAGCCGCACACCGACAACGAAAACCGGGACCAGTGATGTGGTGGCGCCGGCTCCCCATCCGGCAGCGGGTACTGGTCAACATGAAAGACAGAGCCATCGCCGGCATCCTGCTACGGCAAGCCGGGGATTGGCTGGTGCTCGCCGATGCGGAACTTCACGAACCGGGAGCCCGACCCGCACCGATGGACGGCGAAATCTACATCGACCGGCCCCGCGTCGCCTTCATCCAAGTCGCCGCCCCGAAAGGCGGGTAGCCGATGTCTTTCGTCATCACGTCCGGTCAAGTCCAGGCCATCGAACAAGCCGCCAACGTCTGGTCCTGGTCCAACCCACCCCACTCGCTGATCCAACTGGCGCCGCAGTTGTTCGCCACGTACGAGGAGATTTACCGCAAGCAGCCGGCTGTGCGTACGGTCGTGGATTTCCTGGCCCGCAACATCGCCCAACTGGGGCTGGACGTCTACACCCGCAACGGTGAGGACCGGACCAAGGCGGTTGGGCATCCGCTGACGAAACTGCTTGAGCATCCGCTGCCGGTGCCCGGTGCGAAGTGGACGAAATACAGACTCATCAGTTGGACGATGCACGAGTTGGCGATCTTCGATGAGGCGTATTGGCTGAAGCTCACGTTCGGCCCCGGCCAGTACGGGCTGCTGCCGATCCCGCGCCGGTTCATGCAACCGATCGGCACCGACTGGGTAACCCCCACCGCCTACCGCTTCACCGGCAACAAAGGTCACCGCGACTTCGCCGCCGAAGAGATCGTCCACTTCCACGGCTACTCACCGAACGACACCCGGTCTGGTACGTCGCCGATCGAAACGCTGCGGCAGGTGTTGTCCGAAGACTTCGCTGCCAGTGCGTTCCGGGAGCAGTTGTGGCGCAATGGGGCCCGGGTCGCCGGATATATACAGCGTCCACTTGAGGCGGCCGACTGGTCCGACACCGCACGGGACCGTTTCAAAGCTGAGTGGCGTAACCAGTACACCGGCGACGGGCCCCAGTCCGGTGGCACGCCGATCCTCGAAGAGGGCATGTCGTTTGTGAACGCCGGGGTTTCTCCCCGCGACGCCCAGTACATCGAGGCCCGGCAGTTGACCCGCGACGAGTGCGCGATGGCGTACCACATCAACCCGATCATGTTGGGTTCCCAGCACGGCAACGCAACCCAAACGTCGGTGCCGGCGTTCCACCGCATCCTCTACCAGGATTCGCTGGGCCCGTGGCTGGTGCAGATCAGTCAGGACATCGAAGCCCAACTGCTCATCGACTTGGACCCGGGTGCGTTGGACGGCTCCAAGTATGTCGAGTTCAACCTCGCCGAGAAGCTGCGCGGTTCCTTCGAGGAGCAAGCCAAAGCGATGCAGGTTCTTGTGGGTGGCCCTGTCATGTCTCGCGCTGAGGGTCGGGCCCGGTTGAACCTCCCCCACAAGGAAGGCACCGACGACCTGATCGTGCCGATGAACGTCACCGAAGGCGGCCTTGCCTCACCGGCAGACACCGCACCGGATCACCCGTCCAACGAAGAGTCCAACAACCAACTGCCTTCCAAGGCCCGCACGTTTGAAGGAAAACCTGTTGATGTCGCGGCACCGACCATCGAGGAGATGCTGCTGTGAACTACAAAACCGCCCCAGCGGCATTGACCAAAGCCCCCAGCGGCGAAGGCGTGCAGGTCGATGCCGGCGAGTTTGAAGCCATCGTGTCGGTGTTCAACATCCGCGACTACGACAACGATGTGGTGCGTCCCGGCGCGTTCGCCAAGTCGATCAAACACTGGGAAAACTCTGTCAACACCATGCCGGTGCTGTGGCACCACCGGCTTGACGACCCGCGTTTCAACATCGGCACTGTCGTGGAGATGGCCGAGATCGAACCAGGTGACTCCCGCATCCCCGACTGGGCCAACGAGGACGTCAAAGCCAACGGCGGCCTGTGGATCAAAGCCCGTGTCGACACCGGCGACGAAGCATCCGAGATCGCACGCCACGCGCTGCGGGTGTTGAAAGCCCGCCGCACCACCCAGTTCTCCTACGGCTACGAGATCCCACCCGGTGGCGCCAGCAAAGGCACCGATTCCCGTGACGTGACAGAGATGGCGGTGTTCGAGGTGTCCACCACGCAGATCGGTTCCAACACGTCCACCGAACTGTTCGCCACCGCGAAGACGCCCACCCCTACCGAAGCATCACCAGAGACGGGCCAGGTCGGCGCCGCGCCGAAGCGCTGGCCTGGTGCGGTCAAGGCCCGCGCCGAGTGCGACCTGTTGGTCGCTGATTTGAACCACGACGAGACCGACTACTGGTCTCTCTGAGCAGATTGGAAGCCAAGCATGAGTCACGCACTCAAGGCGGCGATCGAAGATGCGGCAAAGGCAGCGTCCGCTATCGCCGACCGGGCCATCGCCGAGAACCGCGAACTGTCCGAAGGCGAGCAAGGCGAGTTCACCGCCAACATGCAGAAGGCGCTGGACTCGAAGCGGACCCTGATGGGGTTCGCCGAGCGCAAGAGTCAACTGCAGGATCTCTCCGCTGATCTGGGTACCCTCGACAACTCGATGGACAACATCGTGGAGGTTGCTGAACGCAACGGGCAGCTACTGAAGTCGGGCGGCACGAAGGAGCGCAAGAGCGTCGGGCAGCAGTTCGTGGAGTCCAAGGCATGGACAGACATGATCAAGTCCACGCCGGGTGGCAGGTTCTCCGAGCAGGCCCGTGTTCACAGTTCGCCGTTTGGGGTGAAGGCACTTCTTACCGGTGCCGACCACGCCGACAGCGCCGGCGCCCTGGTACAGCCGGACTACCGGGGGCTGCTCGACCCCTACTACCAGAAGCCTCTGACTATCCGGTCGCTGGTGACGTCTGGCAACACCACGTCGGACAGTATCGAGTTCGTCAGGTTGATCAACGAAAACAACGCCGCTGACATCGTGCCTGAAGCCACCGAAGACGCGGCCATCGGCGCCGGCCCTCCGGTTGTTACCACCGTCGCGGGCGGTTTGAAACCGCAGTCGTTCATGGAGTTTGAGCCCGATGTGGAGATCGTCCACACCGTGGCCCATTGGCTCGCTGCTACCAAACGCGCCCTGTCGGACGCCGCGCAGATCAAAACACTGATCGACAACTTCCTGCGCTACGGCCTGGAGGAGCAGCTTGAATGGCAAATGGTTTCCGGTACGGGCGGCGCCAACGCTTTCACCGGGATCCTCAACACCTCCGGTATCCAGACCGACACCGGCGCCGGCGCGACTGTCGCCTCCGTCGAAGCGGCACGTCGGGCCCGGCGGAAGGTGCAGATCGGTGGCCGTACCGTGCCCACCGCTTTCGCGTATAACCCGATCGACTGGGAGAAGATCGAACTTCTGCGCGACACGACCGGCCAGTTCTACGGCAACGGTCCATTTGCGATGGGACCGCAAACGCTGTGGGGTCTGCCGGTTGTCGAGTCGGAGTCGCTGCCGGCCGGTACCGCGATCTGCGCCGATTGGCGTCAGGCAGTGCTGTGGGACCGCGAGCAGGCGTCCATTCAGGTTTCAGATCAGCATGCCGATTTTTTCACGAGGAACCTCGTGGCGATCTTGGCCGAGCTCCGCGCGGCATTTACGGTGATTCGTCCCCCAGCGTTTTGCAAGATCACCCTGACGTGATTGGCACCGCTCCGGGTACGCGTTGCCCCGTCTGTCTGAACGAACCGTACGGACACAACTGCGGGCCACGCACCACGGAGACTGTCGCGCCTGTAAACCTGGCAACCGGAAGGACGAGTTACATGACTGAGCCCACCAAGAACGAAGCACCGGAACTGAAGGAATACAACGTCATCCTCAACGGCGTGCCGACAACAGTGCAGCTCACCGAAGAGGACTACGAGAAGCAAGGTTGGAAGAGTGCCGAGGCGCCCGGAGGCTACGCCACCAAAGAGCCCGCCGCGAAGTCGAAGCTCACCACCAGCTCGAAGAGTCACACCCCGCCGAACAAGGCCCGGACAGAGGAGAGCAAGTGACCAACTACGAGGACCCGGCGCAGCAGCAGGAGCAGGAGCGGCTTAAGCGCGAACGGCAGAAGCGCGACGAGCAGGCCCGTCAGGCGCGTCAGCGCCAGACCGGCACCGAGCCGGCCGCCGACGAAGAGGCAGCAGCCGAACCGACCACCCCCGAAGAGGGCACCACCAGCAGCGGGACAGGCACGACACCACCTGCCTGACCACAACGAACTGCAGGGCCCGTGCCGGACTTCAAGCCGGCACGGGTTCTGTGCAATTGAATCGAGGTGCAGGACATGATCGACATAGTTGACCTGGGGAACTACCTACACCTCGGTGACCTATCTACAGACGACGCGGCGATCCTTTCCGTCGAGTTGGGTAACGCGGTTGTCCGCGAATATTGCGGCTGGTGGATGTACCCGGCCACCACCGAAACCCTGACCCTGGACGGCGACGGCACCACACTGCTGCGGCTGCCCACCATGAAACTCAACGCCGTCAACAGCGTCACGTTGGACGGCGTGCTGCTCGACCCCACCTCCTACTCGTGGTCCGGCATGGGTCTCATCTACCACCAGTGGTGGACGTGCAGTACCCGCAACGTGGTTGTCGACTTCGACCACGGCTACGCCGAACGGCCAGGCGGGCCCGCGCTGGTGGCACTGGCCACCGCCGCCCGCGAATACCTCAACCCCGAACGGATCATCGAAGCAAGTTCCGGGACCGTGCGACGCCGATACGCCGACAGCGGCTCGTTCACCGAGCTGGAAACGCGGCTCTTGAATCCACATCGACTCCCGTAAGGAGAAACATCCATGAGCGATTACGTGGCGAAGGTGCCGCTGTACATCGGCCACATCCGGGCAGCACGGGCCGGCGACAAGGTCAGCGCCGAAGCTGTCGAAGAGTACGGGTGGCACGACTTGGTAACCAAAGGCGCCGGGCGTAGGGCTGCCGCCGACGAAGACGAGAAGCCCGCCCCACGTAAAACCACCCGCCGCAAGTAGCGATGTTCTAAACATAGAGACACGGGGGTGCGTCATGGCGTACGTGCGTGGCTTCATGTCAGCCGGCATACCCACCCCCACCCACCAGGTTGAGGTGCACAAGTACGCCGACGACACCGACGACCCGTGGGAGCCGGGACCGCCGTACGACCCGGCTTTCGTGCTGGTGAACGCGGTCATCGAACCGTTACCCGGCAGTGTGGAGAACGGCGCCGACACCCAAGCCATCAACCGTTTCCGTCTCATCGCCGACCCGTGCGTCATCGACCACAAGTACGTGATCGTGGATCCGGTGACCACATGGGCCTACGAGGTGGTGTGGGTGGCGCAGGTGGCCGACCCGATCCGGGGCATCGAAGCGTTCGCCGGCGGGTTCGGCCACGTCGAGGGGGAGCTGCAGCGCGTCGAAGGTCTGCCCGGTGCTCGTAAGGCCCGCGCCAAGAAAGAAGGTGAGGGTGTTGATATTCGATCCTGAGATCACCTTCGGTCGGGCCGCTCGCATCCACTGCCTGAAAACAGCGGACCTGATCTGCGACATCATCGCCTCAAGCCCAACCACACCACGGGGGGCGACCGGCGACCTTGCCAGGTCGTATTCAGCTAGACCGACACCCGAAGGCGCCGAGATCGTCAGCAACGTTTCCTACTGGCGCTACGTCGAATACGGCGTCGGTCGTGGCCCCGAGCAACCTCACGTCAGAACAGCCATCGAAGCTGTCCGCTGGTTGTACGCATGATCGCCGCGTCGTACGTCGACATCGAGAAGACATGCGTCGAATGGTTGAAAGCCGGACCTGTCGGCGCCATCACACAGTCGATCTTCCAGTCGATGCCCGGTTCTTCTCCGGTGCCGTCTGTGATCGGTTCCCGCGTCGGCGGTGGACCCATGCGCGGCTACGACATTCCCACCGACCGGGCCCGCATGTCGTTCTCCTGCTGGCAAACGTCGCGCACCGGCGCCTACACCCTGTCGGCGGCCCTGGTAACCGAAGTCGAAAACCTCGCCCAGTCCGGTGGGTACGTCGCGCCGACCGGGCTGCTGTATGTCGGCGAAGTCATTAACTGGATCTGGATGCCAGACCTAGCCAGCAACACACCCCGGTATGTGGTCGATGCGCTCATGGTGGCCGTCGCCGTATAAGAGAGGTAATCACTCATGGTCGATTTTCAAGCTGCGGCGGTGCGGTTCGGCAAGCCCGGCAAACTTTGGGCGGCCGGACTCACGGCTACAGAACCCGTCGATGAAAAAACCGCGTGGGGTGTCGGGTGGATCTGCCTCGGCTACACCACCGAAGGCTCCGTGATCAACTACGAGATCACGTTGGACAATGTCGAAGTTGCCGAAGAGTTGGATGTTTTCGCCCGGGTCACCACCGGCCGCGACGCCAGTGTCGAGATGGCGCTCGCTGAGATGACGCTCAAGAACCTCAACATTGTGTTCAACGGCGGCATCATCCCCGACGCCGCGCAGGACGGGGCGGCGTGGGAAGTCGAACCACCCGACATGGGCGACGAGTCCCGCATCATGCTGGGTTGGGACGCCTACCCCGACGCCGCCGACAACGACCTGCGCTTCATCTTCCGGCAATGCCTGCAGGGCGGGTCGGTGTCCATCGCCAACCGCAAGGGCACGGAACTGTCCACACTGCCCGCCAACTTCCAATTGGAGAAGCCGGCGACCGGCAAGAAACTCTTCAAGATCATGGGTGCGGGCGCCCTTAACCCGGTGCCGTAAACAAACAGGGGGATAGATGAAAGACTTCGATGAGCTTGTCCGGGGCCGCAAGCGGGAAGCGTTCAAACTTGGCGGGGAAACCTTCCACATCCGGTCGAAGCTGCACGCGCGACGATTCGCACGCATGATCCGCGCGGTCGAAAACATCGAAGGCGCCGAGGCTGCCATCGACGTCACCGTGGGTTTCATGGACAAAGTTCTACTGCCCGAAGACAGGGACAAGTTCCGGGCCCTGATGGCGGTAGAGGACGACGACGACGACAAAGCCGACGACGAGAAGGCCGTCACCTTGGAGCAGGTCAACGAACTTGTCGACTGGGTGATCGAGCATTACACGGGAAAACGACTCACGCCAGGCGAGTCATCGAGTCCTGGTGCCGAGTCCACCCAGACGCCGCACAACGTTGTCTCCTTCAAGGATCCACAAAAGAGCCAGGCGAGCTGAGACCCGATCAGGTTTACAGCCTGCTGTATGAGGCGATGGTGGCTGAGACACGCGCGGCCCGGCTGGATCTGTACGCCCGCACCAAGTTCACGAAAGATCGTCAACCCATCGAAGAGTCGCGGCAGCTCATCGAATCCGCATGTCATGTCCAGGAAAGCTGGCACGCCGTCGTTGAGCGCGCGGCGGGTCAGCTTTCTATGGGCGTCGAGTCAGGCGACATAGAGGTGGGGTGACCCCGTGCCCGACGAGAATGTCATCGAACATGCAGTAGTCAAGATTCATCCAGAGTTTGAAAACTGGAACCGGGCGCTGATCGAAGCCCGCAGGAAACTGGCGGCGCAGAAGTTCACCATCGACGTTGAGGTTGTCTCTAAAGGAATCAGCGGGCAAGAGCTGGCGGTAACTCACCGGCTTATGGCGTTGCGCAAGAAGGCTGACGCGGAGGCGCAGGCGGCGGGTCAACGGCAGGCCCGCGCCATGCGCATGAACGAGGAACGCACCAACGCCCTGGTTACAGCGAACAAGAAGCTGGCGACGAGCACACGGGACCTTGACAACCGAATCGAAAACGCCACGCGCAAATGGCAGCAGCACCACAAGATGCTGGATGTGGTGCGCTCGAAGCTGCTGCACACCGACGCTGTCTACCGGGAAGCGCTGCGGCGTCGGGGTACGTTCGGCAACGACATCATCAACGCGCGCAAAAACGAACTGGTTATCTGGGAGTCGGTCAACCGTGAGCTGAGTACCTTCGACAAGAAGCAGGAGAAGGTACACCGCGACTCGAAGAGGCTAGAGAAGAGTTACAAGGGTCTCTTCGATCGCATGGGTGATGCGAAGGGTTTCCGTTCTTCCGCCAGTGGCATGGGCGACTTCATCGACACAGGTGGCCGGGGCGTTCGACCAATGAACGCCCTCATGGGCGCTGTCGTCGCCATCAGCCCCGCCCTGCTGGCACTCGCGTCCTCCGCCGCCTACGCCTCCACGTCCCTGGTGGCGCTGGCACCGGCCGCGATGGGTGCGGTCACCGCGTTCGCCGCGCTCGGTGTCGCGTTCAAAGGTGTCATCGGCGCGTGGGGTCTGCTCGACCAGGCGCAGAAAGGTTCTGAGGCTGCACTAGCGGAACTGGAAGCCCGGCTCGGTCGCATGGCCCCGGCTGCCCGGACCTTCTTTGGCCAACTGCTGGCTCTCAAAAACGGGTTCGTCGGGTTCGCGCAGGAAGTTGAAGGCGCCACCCTGCCCGGGTTCTCCTCTGCCCTGGTGTCCATCACCGACAAGGGCAAGCAGGGGATCTCCACCCTTGACCTGTTCAAACAGTCGGTCATCGACATGGGCAAGGCGATCAGTGACTCCACCGCTCAAGCCGGCGCGTTCATCGGTTCTTCGATCTTCAAAGGCGCACTAGCCACCACTATCAAGAACAACCAGGTCGCATTCGAGGCGCTGAACCGCGCGGTTGTGGCGCTGCTGCAGCCGTTGACCCGTATCTTCGCCGGCGCTTCGCCGCTCGTGGTGCGGTTCATGACCTATATCGAGAAGCTGGCCAACACGTTCGCCGACTTCATCGCCGGATTCAGTGACACCGACATCGAGGGGTTCTTCGCGGGCGCTGGCGACGAGCTGGCGAAGTGGTGGACGATCGCCACTAACCTCGGTGAGATCCTGCTCAACATCCTCAAGGCAGCACTACCCAGTGGACAGACCCTTGTTGACCGGCTGGTGGCGCTGACCGAGACCATCAAGGACTGGACCAGCGCCGAGGGCAACGTCCAGAAGTTGAAAGGTTTCTTCGACTGGTTCGCGCGGCTGGACTTTGGCAAGATCGCCAAAGGTCTGGGCATGGTCGCGGCCGGTGTGGGTGGCCTCAAGTTCGCTATGGCGGCGGGCACTCTGTTCACCCCGGGCGGCCTGATCGGTCTCGGCGTCTCGGCCGCGCTGTTCACCATCGGTGCTGCGGCGTTCATGGCCTACACCAAGATCGAAGCGTTCCGGGATCTCGTCAACGAAACCGGCGCGGTACTGCTGCGCATGTGGCAAGTGATCTCCGAGAAAGTCAAACCCGCCCTCGACAAGGCGTTTGAAAACATCGGCAAGACGATCGAGGAGAACAAGCCCGCCTTCGACTCGATGCTGCACTTCTTCGAGGGTCTGGCCCCTGTTATCGGTGAGACCTTGGTCGTGGCGATCGGCTACGTGTCCAGCGAACTTTCCCGCATGATCGAGATACTGACGTTCAGCTACAAGGCTTGGCTGTCGTTCTCCGTCTCCGTGGCCAAAGTTCTACAGGTCGTCGTTGAATCCATCGGGTTCCTTGACGGGATCGTGCTGGGCTTCCTTAAGAACATCTCATCGAACGCCGCGAAGATTCTGCGGGCGAGCGGCAACGAACTGCTGGCCAGGGGATTCGAGGCCGTAGGTGGCTACCTCGAAAGTGGCGCGTCGAGTATCGACGACTCCGTTAAAACCGCGTCGGACTTCCTGCAAAGGTCGATCGACAACGGCGAGAAGCTGATCAAAGAAGCCGAGGCGGCAGCGGTACCGAAGGCACCCGCCCTGATCTCAGGCCCCGAAGCCGGCCGCTACCTACCGGAGCAGCGCAAGGTCAGGCCCGGTGCCGGTAAGCCTGCAGCGGGGCAGCTTGTCTTCGACCCGGCAGCGATCAAGGGCGCCAAGGATCAGATGGACCAGGCGCGGCAGGCGGTCACCCGCGCCGGGGATGCTGTGGTCGACGCGCAGAACAACATCAAACGCGGTCAGCGTGAACTGGTTACGGCGCAGCGCGAGTTGAACGAAGCCCGCGCCGAAGCAGCCAAACACCTGCGGGAACTGCGGGCCGAAGTGCAGGGGCTCGCCGCCGACGAAGAAGACGCACGGCTCAAATTCCTGTACGCGCAGGAGAAGCTGAAGTCTTTCGAGTACACCAACGCGGTTGACCCGCTGGTGCGTCGGGCTATGCGTAACGAAGCTGCGCAGGCAGAAGCGGACTTGAACAAAACCCTCGCCGACGGGAAAGAGAAACGTCAAGAACTCACCGACGCGGAGAAGCGGGGGATCGAGAACTCACCGGAGGTGCTGCGCGCGAAAGAGCGGTTGGTGCAGGTCACCGAAGATCAGGCCAAGAACTACCGGGAGCTGCGCCGGGCGCAGGACGATGCACGTACCGCAGCCAACGGTTTGACCACCGCGCAGAACGGGCTGAGTGTTGCGCAGCGCGGGGTGACCGCAGCGGTGGATGGTACGACGGGGGCGGTCGGTAACCTCGCCGCGAAGCTCAAGGCCCTGCCGGCGAAGAAGGAACTCAACCTCATCGTGCACCCGCGTGTTTTCGCGGAAGAAAACAAGATCGGCCAGAAGCAGCACTCCGTTGAGGGCTACATCTCGATCATCGACCTGCAGGCGATGAACAAGAAGCAGGTCAGGGCAACAGGTAAGACTGCGGTAGGCGGGCCGAAGCGCACCATCTCATCCGGTGGTGGCACGGGCGGACCGAAGGAATCCACCAGCAGCGGCAGGTATGCGTGGCCGCTGCCGGGACACCACAACGTCAGCTCGGGTTACGGCGTCAACCGGGGCCGGTACAGCCACGGCGGTATCGACTACCCAGCGCCGAGTGGAACACCGATTGTGTCTATCGGCGCGGGTCGTGTCATCCAGGCCGGTTGGTACGGCGGCGGCGGTAACACTGTCTCCATCGCCTACCCCGGCAACCTTGTTGCCCGCTACATGCACATGAGCCGGATCCTCGCCAGCCTCAACAGCCTGGTCGCACCGGGCCAGCAGATCGGTCTGGTCGGTTCCACCGGCGACAGCTCTGGCCCGCACCTCCACTTCCAGACCGAGGTGGGTGGACAGAAAGTCAACCCGGCTGGTGTCATCGGCGGAGCTGCGGACACTGGGGCGATACCCGGCGCGGTCACACCCGGTGGCGTGACGGCGGTGCCGGTGCTGTCGGACGCGGCGTCACGTCTGGTGGCCACCGTCTCGGCGAACCAGTACGCCCGGCAGGTGTCCACACAGTTGGCCAACACGATGGGCGCAAAACTACCGGTACCTGAGTTGAGCCGGACGTTCGTGCTGCCGACCGGGGTGTTCGACAACGGCGGCACCCTGGCGCCCGGACCTAACTTGGTGCTCAACCGCACCGGACGCGCCGAGCGGCTGAGCAACACGACGGACGGTCACACCATCCGGCTGGACAAACGCGACATCCAACTGTTGGCTTCGATGCTGGCGGTGGCCAGCGCGCAACGGCCTATCGAAATGGACGGCACCGAAGTCACCAAGAAACTCAACAGCCAGCAGTACGTCCCGCTAGGGGTGTGACATGGCGATGATCAAAGTGCCGGCCGAGTTGAAGTTGGTCGACGAAACCACCGGCGAAACGATCATCATACGGCCGGCGAAACCCGGCCACCTGTCACCCGTGTTGTGCCGCGAATGGGATCTCGGCTCCCCGTCAGTGCGCGAAGTCGTCAACGACCTCGTCGGCGCTGACGGGGTGGCCGATCACACCTACTTCACCGGACCCCGCACCGTAACCCTGGACCTGCAGATTTTCGGCACACCCCTGGAAACCCCGTACTCCTACCTGGAACGGCTGACGGCGATGGCGCATCCCACACGCCGGCCGTGGCTGTACCTCACCCGCGACGGCGGCGAATCGTGGCGCATCCAGCTACGCGGCAACGAGTTCTCCATCTCCTACGGGCCGATGGCGGCGGTGAAGCTGGACGTGCAGCTCAGTTTCACCGCACCCACCGGAATGCTCGAATCACCGCAGCGCAGCGCCACCACCGTCGCCGAAGCCGGCAGTGCCACCGGGCAGACCTGGCCCGAAACCTACGGCCCCGTAGGTGTAGAGGCGTACGGCGAAAACTACGGCAACATGTCCGGCAACACCGCAGCGTTCACCGTCACCGTCGAATCGTCGGTGCCTGTTGAGCCGGTGCTGCGGTTCTACGGCCCCACCACCGGACCCGTCGCGTCCCTTGGCACCGGCGAGAAGTTCGCTTTCAAGTCCACCTATTCGATCCTGCCCAGCCAGTACGTCGAAGTGGACATGCGGGCCGGCAGTGTGCTGCTCAACGGCGACGTCGGCGCCACCGTCTTCAACCAAGTCGACTGGACACAATCCACCTTCTGGCGACTGCCGCCCGGGACCAGCACCGTCGGACTCACCGGCGACGGGGGAACGCTTTACGTCTACTGGCGCGACCGGCGCATCACCGCCTGAGGGAGAAACAGTGACCAACGTTGTCCAGTCGTTGAGCGGCCTGCCCTACGTCCAATCCGCATACGGCGCCGACCCGCCGATCCAATACTCAGCCGACTACATGCGCCGGTTCATCGGCATCGTGTTCCCCAACTCCGGGGTGGTCGACACAACCCACCTGCAGATGCAGGCCCACGCGCCGGCTGACTGGTCGTTCAACCTGAGTGCTGGTGCCGGCATCATCCCCGGAATTACCAGCGCCGAGAAATACATGTACTACAACAACACCACCATCAACGTTCCGCTGACCGGCATCGCCACCAGCCCGGCGTCGACACGCACCCACCGCGTCTACCTCGCCGTCTTCGACAAAAACTACAACGGGGCGTCGACGTCCGAAGCGAAGATCGTTGTCATCGAAGACACAGGCGGCGTGATGAACCCGCCAGCCAACGCGGTCGGCTACCTGCTGCTCGGAACCATCAGCATCAGCCCATCACAACCCAGCATCCAGACGTCGCACATCAGCAACACCGTCGCCATAGCCGGGCCCCAAGCGACGTGGAACAACCTGACCCTCAACTCTGCCGGCGGGGTGGTCGACGGCAGCGGCGGATCCCACCTGGCGCAGTGGCGCAAAACCGGCAACACCGTACGGCTACGCGGCTCGTGCGCCAAGTCCGGCGCCGCAATCTTCCCCGACGGCGCGACAACGCTGGTGACATCGGCGGCGATGCCGGCCACGATCAAACCGTCAGGCAGCCGGACTGAATACCACCCCGTCGGCGTGCAGTACAGCGCAGTCGGCGACGTCAACACCGCCCGCGTGGTGATCAGCGAAAACGGTATCGGAGTGCAGATCCCCACCGCCGTCAACGCCGACACCGTGTGGCTTGACGGCATCATCTACGACATTTAACGGGGGCCCGATGCCACCGCCTGTGCGCCCGCCGACGCACCTGCTGCACATCGGCCCGTGGGCTGCGGGGGTCGCCTGGCGGGCTGTACCCAACAAAGGGCTGCTGCCTACCGTCAAATACCCGGCGCAACCGCTGCTGGCCATACCTGACACCACGTCGATGACATTCACCTTGAGCCGCGACGACGTGTCAGAGGCGACCGTCGAGTTCTACTCCGGTCGGGGTTCGGCCATCATCGTAGAAGAAATGATCACCGATCTGTGGTGGAGAAGGCGCAACCACGCCACCGGGGTCACCGAAAACATCGGCCGCTTCCAAGCCCGCGATGTGCAGGTCAACCGCGAAGGTGACCAGATACGCACCAGCGTCCAATGGCAGAACTATCGGGGCGTCCTCGAAGACCGAATGATCTACGCAACCGACAAGGACCCCGGCAGCACACCGCCTGGTATTCCCTACCCGGCTGGCACGCCGGTGACCACCATTCTGCGTGACATCCTGCCCGTCAACTCTTTGGTTGACCTGTCGGCGCTCAACGCCACCAACCTCGGCACCGTCGCACCCGGCCTGGCTTTGGGTATGGCGATGGGCGACAAGATCGGCGAAGTGATCAGCCGGCTGCGCACCGGATCCACCTTGTGGGACTGGGATGTGGAACTGGTTGGCGACGCGGCGGTACTCACCCTGTATCCCGGGGGCCGACGCTCAAACCACGGCGTCATCCTCGTGGATAAAGGTTCCGGCTACTCGCCGATGAAGTCGTGGGACAGGAGAACCAATGGCGAGGATTTCGCCAGCTCGGTAATCGCCACCGGGCAGACCGGCAGCAAGCTCGCGCAGATTGAATGGGCCGAGATCCCGCAAGGTCAACGCGACTACCGCCACGACGACCGCACCCTCGCGTCGATGGACTGGATCGAACGGGCGGCGAAAGAGGAGCTGGCCCGCCGCAGCAAGGTCACCGCCTCGTGGCAGGTGGAACTGATGCCCGGTTTCTGGCAGGGCAGGACGCACATCGATCTCGGGGATTATGTGCGGCTGATCGTGACCCTCGGCGACGAAACCCTCGATGAAGAGGTGCAGGTCGAAACCATCAGCGTTGAGGTTCCCGCGACCGGCATCGAGAAAGTCAGTCTCACCTTGGGGCTGCCGCGTCCGAATCCTGACCCGCGCAGCAAACGATCGACCACCGGAAAGATAATCAACAAGATCGTCAACCGACTGAAGTAGAGGGAAACATGAGCCTACCCGAGCAACGCGGCCATCACCGAGACATAGATGACGGATCCGATGAGTCTCGGGTCTGGGGAATCACCGGCGCTGTCGTCGGTTTCATCATGGTTCTGCTGCTGATCTGGATTGGCGTGGCGCTGACGAACATCAACGACGAGACAACCAAGTTGAACCAGCGCGTGGAGGACTGCACCAAGGTCGACGGGGACTGCTACCAGTCGAACCGCGATCAGCTCAAAGCCGAGCAGGCTATGGCCGCACGGGTGAACGTGGTCTCGGCGTGGTGTCTGCGCAACTCCGCCGCCAACGCTTCGCCGGCCGACATCAGCAATTGCGTGACACGCGAGTTGGAGAAGTTCGCGGACCCGCCAGTCGTTCCGTGACGCAAGGCAGGGGCCCCCGGATCATGAGGTGGATCAGGAGGACGGGGGCCCCTACCGTGTCATCGTACCTCTAGCGGATTACCGTAAGACTCTGTCAATTGCAGTGATCAGCCAAAAGGCCACGACGATCCGGCGCATGTCGTTAGGTCAACCCCATGACGGAGCAGGAATGCATGGACGAGTTCTGGGATGCGGTCGCGTGGGCCTACCGCAACTCTTGCCAGCGTCGGCGCGCTGAAAGCCAAGCGTCGCCCCACTCCGACATTTCCCAAACGGGCACGACGCGGATCCGAACCGAAGGATCACGACCGACCGTGGACTGAGGGAAGAACTGGACCATCCCGATGATCTTCTTGAGGATGATACTGCGCTCCTCGGCAGCGAAGTTTTCCCATTCCTTGGCCAGCTTCGTGAACATCGGGATGAAGTCCGTATGTCCATTCGCGCTCTGCTCGGCGGCCTTGGCCCTGGCCAGTTCCACCCGTAGCTCCTGCTCCTCGACGTCGAGTTTAGCCACGCGCTGTTTCATTTCCTGGCGGGTGCAGTCCCCTTGCTGGTACATATCGCGGGCCCGGAACTTTTCCCCGGCAATACCCCCCAGCTTGGTCATGATGCCATCCACCGGGCCGGGCTGTCGTTGAGCATCCGCCAGTTCCCGGGCTTTCTTCGTGACCTTCTCCGCGTCACCGGCCCCGGCTCTTTCCTCCACCCATCGTCGTACCTCGGCCTCAGCAATCGCGTTAGTCATACTGTTGGCCTTGCCGGGGTGGTAGGTCTGGCTAAAGTTGCACACCCAGTGGTGCGCACCATTGCGACCCATGTACTTGGTGTTGGCTCGTCGGCCACAGGTCCCGCAGAATATCAATCCCGAAAGCGCGTGGGTCCCGGTGCGCAGCCGCGACGGAAGTCCAGCCTGGGCTTCCCGCCTGGCCCGGTACTGCTGCCAAAGCCCCTCTGAGATGATGGGTTGGTGATCTCCTTGCCGCCAGATGTCGTATGCCGCGATGGTGTTCGCCGGGTCATTGCCCGGGTCGCTGCGTTCCCGGATGTAGCCGGCAGCAAAGCCGGTGTCCAACGTTCGACATAAGGCTTGCGGTGTCCACTTGGCGCCCGTGGTGGTGACAATGTCGGCGGTATTCCACTGACGTGCCAGACTCTTGAATCCCACACCGCTGACGTACTGCTCGTAGGTCTGTCTGACAGTTTCCGCCTCGACCTTGTCGATGACGTACCGGCGATTTATGTAGGCGTATCCGATGCGGTCACGGCCGGAATGCGGTAGGCCACTGGTTTTGCGGTGTTGTTGAGTGCCCTTCCAGTTCTCGCCGATCAGCTTTGACTGCAATTCCGCGACCCCCAACAGCACGGTTCGGATGAAGTTACCGGCCGGCGTCTTGGTGTTGAATGCCTCGGTGGATGAGACGACCTGCCCGCCGGCCTTATCGACCATGTCGCACATTTGCAGCGACTCTAGGGTGTTGCGGCCCCACCGGTCCCACTTGTGGACGGCCACTGTTCTGTACTTCCCGTCGGTGATCTCTTTTACGACGGTGTGGATCTTCCGACCGTCTAGAGTCTTTCCGGTTTTCAGGTCGAAGTAGATGCCGACGATGCGCCGGTTATTGCGGTGACATTCTTCAAGGATGCTGGCGAACTGAATCATCGGGGAGATGATCCGGTCCCGGCCACCCGCCGCCGATACGCGCAGGTAGATCACGCACGGCTCGCAGTCGCAGGGGTAAGCGTGCCAGTGGGCCGGAAGATCCGGTAACTCGATCTTCGCCTTGGGTCTCAGTGTGCGGCGCGGGCGCCGAATTACGGCGTCATCTTCGTGTGGGGTCATGGGTGCAGATTACCACCCACGGCATTAGTCGCCAACGGCAAAGTGCACCCGCCTATTTCCCCAGGCCAGAGGCCCTGTCCCTCCCTGTGGTATCACGTTAAGTAACCGGCTTCTTACTTACGGTGGTGGTCGCATGGGCCCGTGCCACGAGTGCGAATCGCGCGAGATCGCCATGAGGTTCGACCTGATGCTTTACGGCCAACCAGTTACGCGCGAGATGTGTGAAGGGTGCTCGTGGCGGCTCTCACACAATCTCCCCAAAGACACGTCGTACCCAGCCCACATCCGATCCATCTATTCCTATTTGGTGGAGGAAACCACATGGCCGGTTGGCGGGTAGCGGCAAGCCTCAATCAACTACTGGAAGAGATCAACGCGTCGGCACCGGGCCGGAGTAAAGCCTCCGATGGGTCGATCGGCGACCGGGCGCACCAGAGCACCGGGTCGGGGTCGGATCACAACCCGCACTGCTGCGGCTCGGTCGTCACCGCGCGCGATTTCACCCACGACCCGGACGGTGGCTTCGACGCCCATGTCTATGCGGACTGGCAGCGCCGCCGCTGCAAGGGCGAAATCTTGGTCGACGGCCAGCGCGAGACGCGGGTCAAATACATCATCAGCAATGGGCGCATCGCCAGCCCATCCAGCAATTGGGCGTGGTCAGGCTATTACGGATTCAACCGCCATGACAAGCATGTGCATATCAGCGTCGACTGTACCCGCCAGGGCGGGGCGATGGATTCCACAAAATCGTGGGGATGGGCAGGAGGCGATGACGTGAGCGCTCAAGAAGTATGGGCATGGGACGTTGACCCCAGCGGCGGGAAGCATTCAGCATCCGGCGCGACCTGGACAACATTTGAACGCACCGGGTATTTGGCCAACGACTGGGCGCCGCAAACCAGCACCGCTCTCAAGTCAATGGCCATCAACATCAACGACATCGAACAGGCGTTGATGAACACCCGGGCGAAAGTCGGCACCCTGCAAACGTCGATGACCGAAGTGAAAGCCAGCGTCGGCACCCAGAACGAAAAGCTGAACAGGGTGAAAGCCGACATGGCCGAAGTGATCAGCTCAATCACCGGACAGGAAAAAGCGATCACCGAGATGCGGTGGTTGCTGATCCTGCTGCTTATCCTCGCGGTCGCTGGTGGTGTCGGCGCCCTCACCTGGGCTGGTCTGAGCTGATGACCGCCACCCATCAGCCCGTCGAATATGATTTGAAGATTTTCTGCGGCGCGACGTGGCGCACGGAACTGTCTTACGCCAACGGCCCCGGCTCGCCAACCCCGGGGCCTATCGACATGGCCGGCTGGACCGCGAAGATGCAGGTCCGCGCAACCCGGGGCAATGGCGTGACCGAGGCGGCGCCGTACGGGACGCTGATGATTGAGTTGACCACCAGCAACGGCGGCATCGTGCTGAATGCCGATTCGACTCCTGGCCGGATCCGGCTGCAAATGCCGGCGTCGGACACCACGCAGATCATCGTGTCCCCGGCGCGTTACGACCTGGAGCTGACGACCAACACCGGCGACGTTATCCGGCTGATGATGGGCGAAGCGTTGATCTCCGAGCAGGTGACGCTGTGACTGATGTCGACGTTGAGATCATCCACCAGCCGCCGCCGGAGTTGACTGTTCACGCCGCCGGACCTCCGGGGCCAGCGGGGCCGATAGGACCTACGGGGCCGCAAGGTCCGATAGGTCCATCGGGTGGGCCGGAAGGACCGCAAGGTTCCACGGGGCCGCAAGGACCGGAAGGACCGCAAGGGCCGCAAGGCGACCCCGGCATTGTCGCTACGGACCTCGCTGTCGATGATGTCATTACCTGGGCCGGCGACACTAACATCTACCGTGGCGCGGCCAACCAGTTGAAGACCGACGATTCGCTGGCCGTTGTCGGTGATGTCATTGCGTCGAGGTTCGTCACCACCAGCGCAGGCACGCCGGTCGGGATTCTGAAAAACTCCGGTTCTTACTGGGCCTTCCGCAACATGGCCGATACCACCTACGAGTCGATCGACGTACTGCACGCTCTTGTCAATGGGCAGTTGAACGTCACCAGTAGCAGTACCACCTCCACCACCTCCACCATCAAGGCCACGGCATCGCAGACCGCAGACCTGACCCGATGGCAAACTTCGGCGGGCGGGACGCCTACCGCGATCACGGCGTCCGGCGCGATCACCACATCGGAGAATGTCAAGATCGGGTGGGAGACCGACACTCTCGATGCCACGTCGCGGCTCAATGTCACTGGTAGCACACATACCAACCTGTCCGACGCCAACCCCAACCACTCGTGGCAGAATGTGCTCGCAGGTAAGACCACCGCCAACCCGAGCACGGGCACCCTGAAAATCAGGATGCCCAAAACGTGGACCGGCGAAATGATGGTCGTCAAGATCAAGGGCTACGACTATCAGCCTTCCAACGGGGAATGGGAAGTGACGATCGGCGGGTACTCCTACACGGGTACCCCAGCGTGGGTCAACACGTCCTACACGGTTACGGGTCGACCGCCGTTCACCAGCGTTCGTCTCGGGCACGACGGCACCGGTTTGTGCATCCTCCTGGGAACGACCACAACAACATGGACCTACACGTCGTTCGTCGTTTCAGAGGTGTTCGCGCCGTTCGTGGGGTGGGGCTCGGGCTGGAGCTACACCTGGCTCTCCTCAGAAGCAGGCATCACCAACCTGGTCAATGCGACAGAGGCTGGCGGCCCGTTCAGCAGATACGAGGGAGCAGGGGGCGCGGCGCTTGGCGTCGGCTGGACCCGGTTGGGTTTCGGGAACTTCATCGTGCACAGCGGCCAGTTCTCCTACGGCGTGCTGTCGGGCGGGTCGGAGTTCACCTGTGTCGTCCCGGGCCACTACAGGGTTGACGCCTACGCGCGGATGACGACCGGAGCGGCGGGGGAACGGGGAATGACGATTGCAAATACCACGTCATCGCCGACTCTGATGATCGCCTCCACTAACGCGACCGTAAACGCCGGTCCCGTGTCATACACCATCGGCGGGACCTGGAACTTCGCGGCGGGCAACAAGTTCGGCGTGTTTTGCTACACGGCAGTGGCAGTGACCACCGACGCCCTTTTGGGGCCGCCCTTCATGACGCTTCGCCGGCTGGGCCCGTGACGGGAGGCACCGTGCACGTTGAACTGGAAGCGGCGTATCAGCGGGCGATCGCCGAGCTGGCCGGCAGGGTCACCGTTGCCGAAGCGGTCAACCGGCAACTGGCGGACACCGTCGGGAAGCTGCGCCACGAGATCGCCCGGCTCGAAGCTGAGGTGTGGGGCGAAGTGACCACGACACCATAAGCACGGTTATGGTGCGGACGCTTCGTTGCGGTAGACTTGGCCAGTGCTTCCTGTGAGGGGAAGATCGGAAGGGGCGGTACCCAGTGATGGGTACCGCCCCTTTCTTTTGCATTCCCGATCGGGACCAGCGGCGGGAATGCGTCCAACCCCCTTGGACAGGCAGCCTCACGACTGCCGTCCGTTCCCCTATTTGTGGCGGAACCTTGCCCCCGAGTTCGCTCGGGTGGGTGGCGGGGAAGCCGGCGTGTCAATGAACGTCCCCACGGCAATGACGCCACCCGCGCGTCCCCGCCACTTGGGATGAGTATGCACACACCGTCGCCGCTCGCGCACGGGCAGTCACGAACGGGGTACAGACCTTCCTTCCAGCATGGAGACCCTTTGCTGCAACGCCGCGAAGGCTCTGCGCCGGTACTCCATAGCGAGCGCCAGGAAGATGATCGCGGCGTCCTGGATCAGGTCAATCAGAATTTGTGGGTTCATGACGGGGCAGCATAAGGCCCAACGACTTCGTCACCGAAGGCCGCGTCTTCGCGTACTGGACATCCGGGCACGGGTGCCGCAGCCCGCACCGGCACCAGCGGGAAAACCAGAAACGGCGGCGGTGTTCCATCGCGGCACCCCTTCCCTCTACTTGGCGGCGGCGGGGGCGCGGAAGCCTGAGCATTCCCAGTGGATTTCGAGTGCGACCGCCTCGTACCACTCGCCTTTGAGCGCGACCCGCTGCTGCTCTTTGTCGACGCCGGGCCCCAGCGGCAGGTAGACGGTGTCCTGGCCGGGATCCAAGGTCAGCCCGCAGGCGGGGCAGTAGCCGAACCCTTTCGCTTTGCGCATCTTGGGCCGGAACACGACCCCTTGGCGCAGGCAGTGACGTATCCGTGGCACCGGAACCCCCGTGTGGTTGTGCTTGTGCCCTGCCCAACGGCGCCGGGCCCCGCGCGGTGGTGGGGAATGTGACCCGCAGTTCACCCCAACAGGGCGTCACCTGAGGGGATGACTAGGTACGCCAAAAGGGTGGTGCAAGTGTCGGGTTCTGGCACGTTCTGTCTGGTTGTACCAAGAGCATCTAGCCGAAGGTTTCAAAGTCCGTCCGAGCGGCCCCCGGATATGCGTACATTTCTGGTCGTAAGCCATGAACCAGCAAGATCCACTATCTGCCTGGCTCTACTGGGCTTATACCACATTGCGCACATTGGGGGAAAGATGGCGTCCATTCGTGAAAGTGCCGCATCTTTGCAGGTAAGCCCTGAGTCGGTGTATAGGCACATCGCAGCCGGCCGACTTGAAGCCACCCGCAAACCCGGCGTCCGAGGCATGATCGTCTCCGACGAAAGCCTCGCCGCACTGCAGAACGGCTACGAGCGCAACGCCGGCACCGGACTGCTGTCCACCGGCCAAGTCGCCCGCCAACTCGGCGTCTCCGCCGAAACCGTCCGGCAACTCATCCGCGACGGGAAACTCAAAGCCAACAAATACGGCGACCACAACTCGCCGCTGCGCATCCCCGTCGAATCACTGGAAGAGTTCAAAAACGGCACCATGTACGCCGCGACCGAGGTTGTCGCGTGAGCATCGTGCGCAAAAACCACGGCACCGGCCACAGCTACTACATCGACGGCAAGAAAGTCGACGGCGTCACCACCCTGCTGTCCGAAGGCACCCCATCCGGCGGGCTCGTGCCGTGGGCGGCGGCGTGCGTCGCCGAACGGGTAGCCGACATGGCTATCGAAGAACTCGACCAGCTCTACGACCTGGGCCGCGACGCCATGATCGCCGACCTGAAACGCACCTACATCACCAAACGGCAAAAACTCGCCGTGCGGGGCACCAAAGTCCACGCACTCGCCGAAAAACTGATACGCGGGGAACCCGTCGCCGTCGAAGACGAAGACGAAGTGCTGTACGGACACGCCCTGTCCGCCGTCAAATTCATGGACGACTGGCGGGTAACCCCGCTGCTGTCGGAACAGCCCATCGGCAGCCGGGCATGGGCATACGGCGGCACCTTCGACCTCATCGGTGACATCTCTGGCCTTGTCGGGGCCCCGCGCCGGGCACTCATCGACTACAAAACAGGACTGCGCAAACCCCACTGGCGCACCGCACTGCAACTCGCCGCCTACCGCTGGGCCGACTGCTACGTCGCCGGCGACGGCACCGAAATCCCCATGTCCGAAGTCGGCATCGAAGACACCTACGTCGTGCAGCTACGCGACGACGGCTACGACTGCTACCCCGTAGACACCGGACCCAACGTGTACGCCGCGTTCCTGCACGTCGCCTACGTCGCCCGGGAAACCCGCACCGCCGACGCCTGGATCGGCGAACCCACCGTCATCGAAAAGGCGGCAGCGGCATGAGCCGCCCGCCCGTCGAACCATCCGCCGAAATGCGCGTCGCGGCGCACGCGATGCGGGAAATGTACCTAGCCCTACTGGAGCAAGGCTTCACCGAACATCAGGTGTACCGCATCATCGCCGCCGTCCTGCGCGACCAGCAACAGGAGGGCCAGGCATGAGCGAGCTAGCCATCAACCGCACCGACGTCGGTGACCTGATCTCGTGGGCGCAAGCAGCACGGGAAGTCCACACCGTAGCCACCATGATCGCCAAAACGGAGTTTGTACCCAAAGCCCTGCAAGGCCGGCCCGATGCGATCTCCGCCGCGATCCTCACCAGCCGCGAAATCGGCATCTCCCCGATGGTGGGGCTCGCCGCGATCGACGTCATCGAAGGCAAACCCGCGTTGAATGCCCTCGCCCTGCGCGGGCTGGTGCAATCCCACGGCCACGAAATCGAAACCGTCGAACAGTCCGACACCCGCGTCACCGTACGGGGCCGGCGCAAAGGGTCCGAACACTGGGAAACCTCAACGTGGACGATGGCCCGCGCCGAGAAGGCGGGCTTGGCGGGTAGGCCGGCGTACAAGCGGATGGCGCAACAAATGTTCACCGCCCGCGCGACGTCGGAGGTGTGCCGGCTTGTCGGCGCCGACGCGATCCTCGGCTTGGCCTACTCCCAAGAGGAGCTGCGCGACGGCGAAGAGGGCGACGAGGTTACGGCACCACCGACGAGGGCGAAGCGGGTACTGCAACGGGCCCCGGCGCCACCGCCGCCACCTTTAGAGCCGTACCGACCGGCCGCGATATCGGCACCCACACCGGAACCGCTACCGGAACCGGAACCCACACCCAGACCGGAACCGGGGGAGATGGAGGCCGAAGATGCCGGATGACCTGCGCACCCAGCGCGACGGCAACCGGGCCGCCGCCGTCCGACGCTACCTCGCCGCCGTGCGGCAAACCGCAGAGCTGGCCGACGAAGACAACCTCATTGTCGACTACCAAGCCGCGATGCTGGCCGTGCTGGAGTTCCACCACCAGCACCTCGCTCACCTCGCCGGCGCCGTCGATCATGAACTGGCCAACCTGCGCTACCGCGCCCAACACGAATGACCGCCGACGACGAGGCGGTGATCCGGGCGTGGCTGCGGACCCGCTGCACCGAATCATCCGACTGGCTATCGACACGGCCGCCCGGTACCCGCCGCTACACCGAAACCCAGGCCGCATACCTGGCAGCGCAGGCGTATGTAGCCGGCCGCCGCCACACGTACGAAGAACTCACCGAGGAGAAACACACCTGGGCTATGCGTACCCGTCCCGCTCTGACCTATGAGCAGCGGGTAGCGCAACGCCTCGCCGACATGAACACCCCGCCCCGGCTGTACCTGGGCGGGGCGGTGGACTGGGAGACAGGAGAGGTCATATGAGAGACACATGGACCCCGATCGACCTTCGTCCGTACCTGCCGAAACGGACGACGGCATGAGTGACGAGGCGCCGGACTACGACATCTGGAAGGACTTCGACAAGATGGAGCAAGGCGCTGACGGCCCGCAGGAGCATGGTGATGGATCGTGGAAGCTGGTTGACCTACGTCCATTCCTGGATGGCACCTATGTCCCAGTCAAGCCCGACATGGGGCTGACTGGGGGCGATGGAACGTCACTGCTCTACGCCGGTAAGGAACACGCCATCATCGGCGAAATGGAGGCCGGCAAGTCGTGGTTCTGCCTGGCCTGCGTCAGGACCGAATTGCTCAAGGGTCATCACGTTCTGTATCTGCACTTCGAGGAGTCTAACCCGAGTGAAACAGTGACCAGACTGATGAACATGGATACGCCCGAGGGACTCATCACCAAGTATTTCCACTTCCTGGCTCCCGAAACTCCGGCCGATTCCAGCACCCTGCTGCCGTTGTTGAATATGAATCCCTCATTGGTCATCCTGGATGGAGTCAATGAGGCGATGAGTCTGCACGGCTGGAACATCCGAGAAGAGGATGGGGCGGCGAACTTCCGGCGGCGACTGGTCAAGCCATTCACGGCTGTCGGTGCCGCAATTCTACAGGCGGACCACGTTGTCAAGGACCGCGAGCAGCGGGGGCGCACCGCGATCGGTTCGATCCACAAGGTCAACGCGGTCACCGGTGCCGTGCTGCTGCTGGAGAACGCAGACCCGTTCGGGCGCGGCGCCCGGGGTCGCTCGCACCTGTCGGTGCTCAAGGACCGACCAGGGCACCTGCGCCAACACGGTCGCAAGGACCGCAGCAACCCCGGCAGGACGTACATGGGCGAGTTCGTGGTCGATGACACCAAGCTTGATCACTGCCAGTGGACGGAGGTGGCGCTGTACCCGCCCAGGCCCGACGTCGATCCGTGGGGTGCCGGACGCACGATGCCCGAGGTTGTGCTCGCGGCGATCGCGGCGCTCAACAGTCGCGGTGAGGTGGCCAACGTGACGAGCACCTACACCGAGGCCAAGATCAGGAAGGGGGCGGTTGATCTAGCTCTGGATCAGCTGCTGGAGACGAAGCAGATCACCGAAAAGCGCGGCAAGCACGGTGCGAGAGTGTTTCACATACCATCCGAAATTCCTTTAACTTGATCTTCCCCCGTGGGGCTGCCGCCGCCACCCCTCCCGGCCCCCCCCCTTTATAAAGGGGGGGGGCCAGGAGGGGGGCTGAGCGCCCACGGAAAAGCAGACCATTTTGAGCCCGGGGAGGCGAATAGCCCACCCGCCTGCAAACCGGGGCATACCGGGACATAGCGCCGAATACCAAGATCCAAGGGCGCACCGACGAAGAAGATCAACAAAGAACGGGGGATGGCACATGACCGCGTGGATCGGCAAGCCCTGCGCCGGATGCGCCGGGACCAAGGGACCGAAGCAGGCCAGTCGGAAGTTTTGCTTCCGGTGCGCCCTTGCCCGTGCCAAGGCGGCGCGTGACGCATCGCACCGGACCCGGGTGGCTCGGGTGTACGGGCTGGGCCGCGAGGGATACGACCGGCTGTACGAGGCCCAGGACCGGCGCTGCGCGATCTGCCGCCGTGCCACCGGCGCCACCCGACGCCTGTCGGTGGACCACGACCACGCCACGGGGGCGGTACGGGGCCTGCTGTGTCGGCCCTGCAACGACATGGTTGGCCACGGCCGTGACGACCCGGCGTTCTTCGACCGCGCCGCTCTCTACCTGGAGCACCCGCCGGCTAGGGCGCTGCTCGCCGATGTGGACGCGCCGTGACCAGGCAACGGCCGAAGAAAGGCTTCGCCCGCGAGCAGCTCGCCCTGTTCCCGGAGCCCGCGCCGGAGCGGCTGGCCCTGCCGACCGGGGTGAAGCCCGACGACAAGCCGGTCAGCTACGTGCACTACCGGCCGAAACTGCCCCGGTTCTGCGACGACTGCCAGCGGGAATGCCAGTTGCGGGGTTGGCTGCACGCGCCCCGGATGCGCACCGTGCGGTGGAAACGCACCGACCAGGGGTTCGTGACGCTGCTGTGCCACGACCACAAAGAGGCCAGACTCGTTGGCGCCCTGAGAGCCAACGTAAGGGGACAGAAACATGATTAGGTCATGTGCCCTAGGAGATGGGTGCTACTCGCGGCAGCGGGCAAATGAGGGGCCTTTAAGGGCATATGTAGGTGAGACGCCGGGGCTGTGCGATCCGTGTACCGAGATGATCCGGGCTGACGTGCGGGCCCTGCCCCGCGACTACGTTGACCTGTCCATCCTAGCCCGCACCCGCGCCGGGCGACGCCGCGCACAAACGGCCGGGATCCGACCCGCCGACGTATTGTCATTTGTTCCTCTCGATGAGATTTGTGAAAGCGCGTGCCGTTCCATCTACTGGGCCCTGACCTGCTGGGAACAGGTGGTACGCGACCGCGCGGAATTGTCCGACGTCGATTACACACAGGTGCGGCCAGGGTGGGCGGTTGATTCATGTGTGCGCTTTATCGCCAACCGTTTGGACCTGCTCGCGGCGACCCCTTTGACGCACGGTTTCTTCGACGGACCTGATGAGGCGATTGTGCAACGCGATGGGGCCGATGCGATTGAACAGTTGCGGCGCTGCCACCGCCGCGCTATGGCGATCCTTGACTTGACCGACCCGGTGACCCACATGCCGGGTCCGTGTCCGCAGTGCGGGGACGCTGCGCTGCGGCGACGGGCTGAGGAGGAGTGGGTGTACTGCCACGCCTGCCGGCACCGGCTGCCGCACGGCGACTACCCGAAGATCATCCTCGCGCAGCTCGGAGTTGACACGTTCGCGTGACCCCGCCCGGTTGGCGCCGGGGTGGTTGGGGGCGCTGCTAGCGTTTCGGCGTGGATGTTGAGGTGGAACCCCACAGCGCTACCGACGTGTTCGCGCGAGGCACCATCGCCGGCGCGATCGACCTGGCGGAACGGGCTGGGGCCCGACACTTCAAGCTGTGGTCGTGGTCGTCTTCTGCTGACGTTGATCGGTGGCACGTTGAGGTGACATGGACCCGCAACAAGATCATCGAGGTGTCGGGGTTGTCCACTCCTGTTGACGCCGCCACCGCCATCGCCGTGCGGATGCTGCTGCACGCCGTATGCCGCTGCGGCTACCCCACCACCATCCACGACATGGAGCCCTGCCGCTGTACCTGGCGCCTGACCGGCAGCAGGTGGAAACCCTCATGCAAACCGCGCAAGAAGAGACGGGATCTCGTGCTGTGGAAAGAGTGAGGGGATGAACGAGCATCATTACCACGTCTACGTCCAGATCGAAGGACGCAAGTACCGGGGCGGGTGTGCGGAAAACTGGGCAGCCGCAACCCACATGCTCACCGAGTCCGGATGCCCGACGATGCCCGACCATCCACCGTTAGGGACAAGATCCGACAAGATCCAAGAATGGCAGGCCGGACACGACGAGCAGGGACTACCCACCGCCGGCGTGTCACAAGTCCCCGGCACTTATAGCCAGTGCGGTTACAACGGGCCCAGGGCGGAGCGGTGAGCGACGAATGAAAGCGAACACCAAACAATTCTGGCTGGCCGTAGCGGTCGCCTTCCCGGTGATGCTCTTGACTAGCTGGCTGGCCGGCCAGACGTGGAACATGCGCGACGACGGCTTCCTGGCTGCCTTGGCTCACTGGCTCGGGTACTCATACGTCATGATCATGGCTTTCCTGGCGACGGTGACCGCCGCCTTCCGACTAGCTCAAGGGATCATCACCGAAGAGAAGATCCACCAGTGAGGCGGGGACTGGCGACCGGGCTGCTGGCGGCAGAGACGATCAGTTACCTCGCGGCCGTCGCGCTGGGGTACCTGCTCGCCGTCTACCGTTCCTGGTTCACCGCGACCATGATCGTTGTCCTGCTCGTTGTCGTTGTCTACGGCAGTTGGCAACGCACTAAACAGATTGACCGTCTCATCGATGACGTGAACCAAGCCCGCGACGTCGCCGGCAGGGAACAACACGCGCAAGGGCGAGCGCTGCGGACGCTGCGAGCCGATTCGCCCACGTTCGCCGACCGTTTCACCGAATCGTTGCAGGAGGCACGGCGGGACTGGCAGGACATGGACCCACGTAAACGGACCATCGCCGCCCGGCTGCTCACCATCACCGCCAGGGACCGGCATGGGAATCGCTGACGTCGCCATCATCGGTGCACTGGTCGCGTTCGCCGGCATGGCCGGGGCAGTGGTGTACCTCGCCGTAGGGCAGTACCGGCTGCGGGAAGACTTCACCATCCTGGTTGACGTCATCGGCAGCATGAGAGCAAGCAACGACGAATGGCACCGCAAGCTAGGGGAGCGCCAATGACCAACCCTCTCGCCCCCGACGACGCGCACCGCTTCGCTCTCATCGCCGAAGAGGTAGACGAACAGATCGGCAAGATCCTGCTGAACAACGACCTGTTGTGGGATGAGAAGACGGGCGCGGTCACACCGCGAGGGGAGCGGCACTTGCGGCTGCTACTTGCGCAGCTAACTGTGCGGCTGCGGGGATACCTGCGCGAACAACGAGGAGAACTGGGATGACAACTGAACACCAGTCGAACACCGTCATACACATCGGTGATGCCTATGTGCGTATCAACGCCTACTACGGGCGCAGCGCCACCCGCCCCGACCCTGGCGCCATCTTCTTGTATGTCGGATTCAACGAAGACGAGGCAGAAGGTGTGGAACTAACCCCGGCCCTGGCCCGGCTGATTGGCAGGCATCTGGAGAACGCTATTGCGGTTGCCGAAGGGTGGATTAAAAAATGAGACAACGCTACGACGACATGGTCGAAGAGTTGTGCGTACAGGTGGAGCAGACCCTCGACTCCGACCCGGCGTTGTCTGATGACGACGGCTACCTGACACCGGCCGGGGAGCGGTACCTCGATGATGTGCGTGCGGCGATAGGCGAGGCGTTCCGGGGGTTCCGTCGCCGTGATTGACCACAACGGGGCATGGCTGCCCACTATGACTATCGGCCTGCCCCTTGCCATACTCCTGATGCTTGCCGGCGTAATCGCCGTCGTCGCGTGCTTCATCACGGCCGATGACCTGGCGGATGTGGGAGTGATTATCGGCATCGGCACCCTGATATTCGCGGCCTTCATGGGGTTCGGATACTGGCCTTTCATGGGTGACTACCACCGACTGCAACCTGCTACCGGGACCGTGAAGGTGGTGGACACGCGCTTCCTGGCCGCGTCCTCGTATGTCGTTGTCACCTACGACACGGGGCTGATGGTCCGCTGCGATGACAGTCGGTGCGCCACCGTGCGGGAAGGGGAAACGCTCAAGCTGTTGTGCACGAAAGAGCATCAGTTCGGATCCCCGTACGCTGCTGACGGGTGGGCTTGCCGGTGGGGGGATGAGCGGAAGTCATGACCGATGACTTCGAGCCAAAGCTGCTCGACTTCGATGACCTGTCCGAGCGTGCTCAGCAGCGTGCTGTCAGGCAGGTCGCCGTTGATCTCGACCTCGACGGAATCGTGCTCAATGAGGCAACCGAACGTTGCGCCCGGAATTGGATCGAGCGATACGGGCCGATGTTCTATGCGGACGGCGAGTTCTATGGCACGGGGGAGCCGTGACCGACCGTTGGCCGTGGCGCGGGGATTCGATGCCGGCCAAGCTGCGCCGGATCGCTGAAATGTACCGCGCCGTTGCGCTCATGGCCGACCCGGAAATCACAGCGCAGGTTGACCGTTGGATGGTGCGATGCGGTGAGGCGTGGATAGCCCCACATCCCCAGGCGTACGCCGAAGACGAACTGATCACCCGCACGCAAGCGGCGGAACTACTCTGCATAAAGGTCAACAGCGTGACACAGGTCGTCAAGCGGCGGGGGCTGACGGTTTACACGCAATGGGGAAAAGGGCCGTGGTACCGCGCGGGTGACATATACGAACTCATATCACATACCCGTGGCAGAAATGCGAAGTGACAGTTACCATCCGAACCAATAGGAGAAGTGTGCCAAACGACCGGCGACATGCAGGTCTGCGCATCGAATGCGAAATATGCGCTGGCCCATGTGTCATCGATGACGAAGGCGGCGCGCTATGCCCAACCAACCCCGCCGCCGATGCACCACCCCCGGATGCGGCGGCATGGCCGGCGACAACAAACAACGCGGCAAATGCGCCACCTGCCGGCAGCGGGCCCCCACCTCCGACGCGCAAGGCTACGACCGGCACTGGGCCAAACGGATCCGGCTACCGTTCCTGACCGCCCACCCGACCTGCGCGCTGTGCGGTCGCCTCGCCGCCCACCCCGACCACTGGCCCACCTCCCGCCGCCAGCTCCTCGCTCAACGAGTCCCCGACCCCGACGCCTGGTATCGGATGCGCCCACTGTGCGGGTCCTGCCACGGGAAGCAGACAGGGATACTGCAACCCGGGGCGTGGTCACTGCGGTGATGTCTTCCCGGGCGGCAGGACATCCAACGCCCAATCGGTGATCTCACGCCACGGTCCAACCAGCGCCCACATCGCCGCCCGCGCGGCGTCATACGTGGCAAACGTCGCCCCCGGGATGTCGATGGCATTGCGCGCGTCCTGATAGTCCCACGCCACCAGACCCCAGCTCGCCGACCCCGACCGACGGAAATGCGGCGAGCGACAATCCGGGTCAGGTGCCGGGAGCCTGCCCTGACCGGGGGCCGCCACGTAGCCGATACCAGCCGGCGACCGCCCACCGCACGTCTTACAAACAAACCGGGCCATCACTTACACCGCCTTCAAGTGAGGCCGGGCTGACGGGTCAGTGTTGCGGTAATACATCCGGTCGTTGTCCGCCATGCTCGTCAACACCTTGATCACCGCCTCCATTTGAAACGTCAACCGATCCAACGCCGCCTGATTAGCACGGGAACTCATGTACATGCGTTCCATCGACTCCGCCTGCGCTGCCAGTATTTGCACTAATCCATGCATCGCAAAATCCTCCTGATCGTTTCCTTCTGCATCGGACGACGCAGATTCCAACACTCAATCGTTTCCGGCAACCAAAACTGGTGCCGGTCAGCCCCAACAAAATCCGGCGACGGACGTTTACGATCCACCCCGAAATCCCGCCACGTCGTATAGGTCACCCCCGCCGCCTTCGCCGCCTCCCGGCCCGACAGCAACGGCCGCAGCGCACCCGCCGCGCCACACTCCCGACACCGATCCGTACGAGGTGGCCACGGCACCGCCGAATCGGACGCCCAGCACTCCGCCCCCGAAGGTTCCCGGTGCGGCAGCACCAGCGCCAGCCCGCTCACCGCGCGATCCGTTCCAACGGACCCGACACCTTCGATGACAGCCGGCGGTACGTCTGGGCTAGAAACATGCGGGACTCGGCCAGCATCGGATGCCCCGCCCACACCGCGTACTCACGGATCGCCCGCCTGACCAGACCTGCCCAGTCATCGGCGCGCAACAGGTCGGCACACGCCTCGCACGCCGACCACCCGCCATCGCTGCCCGCTGGTATCCCCGCCACCTTGAAACTGTCCGCCGGCAGCACCCAGGTTGGATGCGGCGCGGTGCAGAAATCGCAACGGTAGTCCGTACGAATCTCCGACGGCACCACCGGCACCACCACATGCCCGTCGCTGATCATGTGCATATAGCCTGCGCCGTCAGCGTGGTCCAGGATCCTGGCGCACACCGCACACGCCCGGATCGGAACGTTGCTGCTCATGGTCCGTCGTGCTTTCTAAGGATGCGCTGATCCTCATCATCGGAGATATGGGCGAGGTACCTGGCGCCCCGTAGCTTCGCCTGCACCGCTTCCCACATCGCACGGCGCTCCGCCCGACATGGCTCGCCATCACCCGAGCCAACGATCCCGATGTCGGTGCCGTCGATGATGATCTCTTCGATACTGTCAACCCACGGCAGCGCGGGCGCGTTCTCCCTAGTCATCCGTCGCTCACTCATCGCGTGCGTCACGTCCCGTCGTTCTCGCGTCGGGCTATTGGAATGAGCGCGTCAGAGGGCAAGATCACGGGTTCGGCTAGGGATTGCGCGGAGTACAGAACCACCTGCCCCGGCGCTGCCATGCCATCAGCCCAGCCGCCGTTGACGGAGTCAACAGTTACGTACTCGAATTGCACGATCTGAGAATTGGCTTCGCCTACATCAAACCCCTCTAGGTCGACGACATCCCCTTTAACTAGATTGAAGGCTCGTTTCGTCTCCTGCCGGTTGTGGCTCATCTCAGTACCGCCTTCCGCTCATCTCGGCCATCAGTTCGTAGTCAGGCTCAGGCTGGTAGAAGAACGCGCCGCACCCGTCGCAGGAAACCTTGTCGCGCGTCTCGGTAACCCCGGCGTGGTAACCGTTCTCCTCGTCCCATGCATCGCAGTCTTCGTGGTACACCTCCCCGGTGTAACGCCCCATCGTCGGATCGGCCGGCTCATACGCCCAGCCTTTCGTGCTGCCTTCGTTACTCATCGCTCCTCCTGCCTGATCTCGCCGTGCTTCATCCAGTCCCGCCACGCCTGTGATATGGGCGGCCCCCAGTGCCCCTGTTCGTTGCAGCGCTCCACCGCTTCGCTGTACGCGACACTGAACGGGTAGCTATCCGGTCGCTCGGAACGGTCGGACCTGGATACGTCCCGGGCGTCCTGCCAACCGTCCCGGTAGCCATCGACGTAGGCAGTAGCCTGCTTCTCGGCGTTCTTGTCAGACATTGGTTTCCCCTCTCTGGTTTGTGTGGTCCCGAACCTGAACCCATTCAAAGATGTCGCTGGCCTCGCCTCCGCACTCCTCTCCGTTCTCACACACCAGATGAACCGTGTCCTCCGGGCCACTAGGGATGAAAGTCTCGCCGCACCAGCCGCACCTGGCCTCCCAACCCATATGTGTCATGGCTACTGCTCTCGTGTCAGGCATCGCTCTCACCCTCCCTCGTGTCGGATCTTGAACAACCGGATCTCTGACAGATCCGCCGCCACCGCAATCTCCGCCCGGGGGATCGGCGTCAGCAACGCCTCACGGATCAACGCATCCCGCCGGCCCCGATGTTCGTCAGCCTCCGCCAGCGCTTCGTTGTACGCCTTGCTCGCCTCCGCGATCAGCGTCAGTAGCTCCCGGTTCTGCTCCTCAAGCGCCGCCCGCCGCGCCGCCCGATCCGCTTTCTCGTTCATGCGTTGCACCTGCAACTGCCGCCCTATGTTCATTGCTTGTCCCTTCCCTTGTGGACTCATTGACTATACCGAGTGATTGTTGGTGGCCGCGTCGGCCAAACGGTCGGTCATGCCGCACGCTCCTGCTGCGCCCGCTCCACACTGGCCCGCAGCGCCGACATGAGATCCAACACGTTGCTCTCCGTCGGCATGGCCGGCACCGGAGACTGGCCCGCCATCTTCGCATCGATCACCGCTTGCAGCGCGTGGCGGTAGCCATCCTCATACCCGTCCGGGACAAACGCCTCGGCCGCCAGGCTTTCCACCAGCATCTTCGCCATCGCCAGCTCGGCAGGCTCCGACCCCGGCAGCTTCGACAGAATCGGCATAGCGGCGTGCCGCACCTCATCGGCCCACCGCAACGTCGTCAGGGCCAGCACTGTGCCGCCGCAACCGTCAGGCCGAACATGCAGCAGGCCGACCTGTTCACGTTGCCGCAAAGCCACCTTCACCACACCCGCGCGGCCCGTGTCCGTCAACGCATCCCGCAGCAGCGCATACGCCTTACTGTGCGTCTTATCCTGCGGCGCCAGGAAGTACGTACGTTCATGCATGATCGGATCCACCGATGCCAGCGGTACAAACTCCTGCACCGCTATCGTCCGCATCGACTCCAAAGCCACACCAGCAAGATCCTCCTTGCTTAGCGGCAGGATCCGGTCGCCCATGTCGACGCCCTTGCCGATGTCAGCGAAAGCCACCTCCGTGTCGCACCCGGAGCACACCCGCTTCTGCTTCACCAGCGCGACACCGCCGTCGTCGTGAACGTGGATCTGCTTGAAGCTCACGTCGTTGTCCTGAGTCGCCGCGTACACGCTCACGCCGACACTGACCAGACCGAAACTAACCGAGCCCTTCCACATCGACCGGCTAGCGACCGGCGCTACCTTCTCAGACATCGCCATCACCGCTTGCGTCGTGCGCGGCCTTGCTTGTCTCCAGGTACCAACGGCCGATCCTGTTGCCGTTGCCGTCCCTCAGGTCTCCGTTCATCCAACCCTGTTCGATCATCCCGGCCGTGAAACCCAGCAGCCGGCACATCTCCTTCGTCGTGTCGTCCGTCAAGATCGCATCGCTACTGTCTACGAACATTCGGAAGTACATCTCTCTGCCTCTCGTTTGTGTTTGTGTACGCTCCTCGGGGTAGGGGAGACCTGGCATCTAAGCCATGTCAGGTCTCCCCGCCTACCCCGTCAGGCGATCGTCGCCAGAACCTTGTTCAACGTGGCGACCGTGCCACGGTCCAGCTTGTCGACGCCGCCCGTAATGGCCCGCGTCATGTTGCGCTCAGGTCGGTGCGCGTTCTTCACCGTCGACATGTGGTGAGTGAACGTGTTCACCGCTTGCAGCACGCCCCACGCGGTACCCCGCCACGGCGCGACACGCGGGTCGGCGTTCCACAGTTGCGTCAGGTTCTCCCGCTCATTGAGCGCGATCGTCCGCGCGGCGCCCGTCTTCTCTGCACCCTTCACCTCAAGCGGCGCGTGGGCGTTGAGGAAGTAGGACCACGCCTTGTCGCTGACGTCGATCCGGCACAACTTCGCACACTCCGCCGCGTAGTCCTCGGCAATGGTGTGGATCATGGCCAGCGCGTGTCGTGCCTCGGCGATGCGCAGACCGCTATAGCGGGAGTGCTTGATCTTGACCTGTTGACCTTCCTCGCCCAGACCCGCCGCCATCGTGTTGTCACACACCACCCGCGTAACCACCCGCTTGAACGTGGTGGCCAGACTGCCATCGTGTGACGTACAAGCCAGGAGATTCGGCCGGAAGACTTCACCCTCCGGTGTGGTGATCGACTCCGGCACCTCAACCGACACCCAAGCCTGAGCACCATTGCGCAACAGACCCGCCGACCCGATCTGCAAGCTGTCGTCGAGAATGTTGCCGACCTGAGTAAGCAGCCAATCGCGGTACTGGTGCACCTCGTAGCCATCGGTGAAGATCCCGAGCACCGCGCCCGTGTCCGACCGGACAATTGCCTGACGTCCCTCCACCACCGTGGGCAGGGACATCCCGTCCGGCGACCCGACATACACCGGGGCCGACAACGCATCCCAAGCGAACAGGGATTCGACCTCCCCGAGCGGCACCGCGCCAGGGAAATGGTTACTGCTACCGAGACGCTGGTGCCAGGCGTTGCCCAGCCGATCGGTGAACCCGATGCGGGTATTCGTGTTAAGCCATTCCATCGTTTCGCGTGACATTTGAATCTCCCTTACGTGAGGGGTAAGTTACTTCGTTTCCTTGCTGCTAGTTCAACTATACCGGCCGACCGTTGGACCCGATGTCGGCCAATCGGCTAACCTTCCAACGCGCTGGTGATCACCTCAATCACCGTGTCGCGCGCGCCCGGGTAAAGGTGCGCGTACGTCAACGGCTGCTCCTCCATCACCTTGCGTCGCATCTTCCCGTCGGCGTGATTCAGTAACAGCCGGATCAGGCTCTCCTGACGGAAATGCCCTAGCGTTCCGACCCGATCAATTAGCGGACTGTCGGACATCACGCACCGCCTTTCCTTGTGAGGGGTAGTTGATTCAGTAACCGATTGCTTCGTTCATCGCCGCGTGCCATGCCTCGTCGCTATCGAAAACCGCCTTGCAACCTGACCGGCACCGGGACTGGCCCGGGCGCAAACCTTCCTGCTCGGGGTAGTACCGCTTGACGGAGTAGCCCACGGCCGAGCCGTGCGTGCACCGACCCGCGCGGTGTGCCGCCGCGACAGCGCGGCCGACCTGATCCATTTCCCACTGCTCGATATCGGCGTCGTTGTACATTAGCTGCACACCTCCGTTACGTTAAGGACCACGTTGCCGGCACCGGTCCACACTCCGTAATCGACACGCTCCCCGACACGGGGTACGTACGCGGGGAACCAGTGTTCGTCGCGCGTTACTGTGATCCCGGCATAAGGGCCGTCGGTTATGTTGCGGGTGACGCGATAGAGCCGCATGATGTACCTCCCGTATAGGTATCGGATTGTCATGCCCGGGGCCCGAGCATGGGGGTCTCGTCATATGTAGCTATGGCGATACGTAATCACCTAGCGTTGTGTGTGTTGCCCCGTGCCCGCGTGAGACTTACTTTCCAGTCGCCGTCATGATGGTCCCGCGATCCCACGAACCGTTACGTGCGATCAACCGTTCACCGCGCTTGCCGTCCGTTTCACCGCGCCACTCTTGCGACGAGAAGCGGACCTTGTGAATCTCGGGCGCCCACTGGCGTCGGACCGGCACCGGACCTGCCGGCATCGTCAACGTACGCACCGCGTCCCGGACGGAGCCGTACTTATGTACCGTGAACGTCGCACCATTAGATAGCGTGACCAGGCTGAACGCACCGTTACGGCGGACATCCGTCACCGTATGCGCGCCCAGTGTCGTGCCCTTGCGCAGACTCTTCCCGAGCATCGGGTATCTCCCTTTATGTGAGGCTATGGCGATACGTAATCGCCTAGCGTTATCGGTATTCTCGCTCTCTCTCTATCGTCAACTATACTCGATCTGTCGCGGGGTATCTGTCGGCCGATCGGGTAACTCTCCGGCCTTTCCCCTTGCTTTCTCGCTCTCTCCCTTACATCTATAACTATACTCGGGTACAGGTCAGCCCGCGTCGGCCAACCGGCTAGATGACAATGACCGGATGGCCCCTTGCACTTGACAGACAGGGGTGTCCGAAATGCCCCAGTAGGGGCATATCGCGGGAGGCGCAAGCGCCCGAGGCAGCTGATGGCGGATTTTCCGCCATTCAAGCTCCGGTATTTGCACTGCTCAATGCGCGTTCCGCGCTTTGCGTTCGAGATGGGGAATGACGCGGGTCAATTCACCGCTCATTCCATTCTATCCCATTCTTGGCACTTGCAAAAGAGGATGGCGACCTTGGTATCACAGTGATACCATCGGGTCATGGCGATGACACTCAGACTTGACGAGACCATGACCGCATCCCTGGCGACGCTGGCCTTGACGCGCAGGTGCTCCACGCACTCGCTGATCGAGGACGCGATTCAGGAGTACCTGCAACGCCAGGGCACCCAGGACCGCATCGACGCGGCGATCGGCTACGTCAACACCCGCTACCGCGCTGTCCTCGATGAGCTGGCGGGCCAGTGACCACTTTCCTGGACATGTCCGCGCTCATGCACATCGCCTCCAACGTGCTGGGGCCCCGTGGTGTAGTCATCCGTGACGCCGGCCTGCTGGCCTCCGCGCTGGCCCGGCCGATGGCTAGCTACGCCGACGAGGATGCCTACCCGTCGCTGATCGACAAGGCGGCGGCCCTGCTGCACTCACTGGTGTGCAATCACGGTCTGATTGACGGCAACAAGCGGCTGGGCTGGGCCGCGACGGTGGTCTTCTGCGACATCAACGGCCTACGCCTGGATCTGTCCGATGATGCCGTGTTGGATCTAGTGATCGGGGTAGCTGAGGGCAAGTATGACCTGGACGAAATCGTGTGGCGCCTGAGCAAGTAGGGGAGGGGTCATGCCGCTCAAGAAGGGCAGCAGCAGCAAGGTTGTGAGCGACAACATCCGCACCGAGATGGCTCACGGCAAGGGCAAGAAGCAGGCCGTGGCGATCGCTTTGGACAAGGCCGGCAAGTCCAAGAAGACGAGCAAGGGCAAAGGTAAGAGCGGGCGGCGGGGGAAGTGATCAACTGCACCTACTGCGGCACCCGGGAAGCGACCTTGCAGGTTGATCTGATCTTGACTGGTCGGAAAGCCTGCCGCCTGCTCTGTGGGTGGTGCGCAAGAGACATGCTCCGAATGCTGGGCCGCGACAAAAGCCAGCCATCCTACTTCGAGGCCATGCACTTCCTAGAGGATGAGCAGGTGGTGACGTAAGAGCGGGCGCCGGGGCTGCTAGCGGCGGCGTTCCAGCTCCGCCAGGCGGACATACAGTTCTGTGATCTTGTGATCCCGTTGCGGGTCACCGAATGCCCGGCGCCGGGCCTCGACGCCGTCCACGGCTATCGGCAACACCCATGCGAGCGTGAAGCCACCGAGCATCCCCAGCCACCAGACCTGCCCCGAGACGGCATTGGCGATCATCAGAACGCCGATCACCAGGATGAGTGAGGCTGTCCAGATCCGCCAGTTGATCATCGTTGAGCCTTCCGTTCGTGAGGGGATCTCATGACATCGCCTTACCAGTCGCCGCCACCTGACCCGCTGGATGTCGCCAACAAGATCTGGGCTGATGTGGCCGACGACCCGTTCGACCCGTCGGACAAGGAGCGGCTGCGGGTGATGGTAGCGGTGGCGGAGTTGTCGAAGGCCCGCGACCTGCGCCGGCTCGCCGACGACACCGACAAACCACGCTAGAGCGTCACGTCGTACATCTCTCCACTTGCCAGCAGATCCCGGTAGTGCCACGACAGGCGCCAGATGTCTTCGCCTTCTCTGTCGATGATGTCTTTGGCCTCTTCGGTGAGCTGCAACCACTGCCGCCTGCCGGTCCCCTGCCGCAGTGGACGCATGTAACGCTCCGGTACGTCCGGGCACGGCTCTAAGAAACCTTCCGCGATCAGCCGCCGCATCGTTTGGGCGAAGTTGCCAGAGGGCACCCCCAGACGGATAGCCACCTCATTGGCGTACAACGGGCGCGGTTCCAGCGCGCAGAACACGGCCAGGATGTGCCGGCCGTATGTGGAACGTTCCAGAATCGTTGGATCAAGCATGGCGCCATCATGGCTGGGCAGTTGCCTGGCCGGAGGCGGTTTCACCGACTAGATCATCGGGAGTTGTCTTGTTCAGATTCTCAGCGGCAGCGCGGACGCTTGGTCTGCTCTCCGCTACTGCGATCGCTGCCGCAACGCTCAACGTGATCCCGGCAGCTAATGCGGCACCTGTGACGCCAGCCGGCGCCAGCAGCATCCGGACCACCGGGGACGACGATCGCGGACGTGACCGTGACCGTGACAGGGATCGTGACCGTGACCGTCGCCCCACCGCGACGCCTACTGTCACCTTCGAGCAGGACTGCCCGGCGCGTGCCCGGGTCTGCCTGATCCGTGTGCTGATCGAACTGCGCGGCGACTCGTGGGTGTGCCGCCCCGGTATCCGGTCTGACCGTGACCGGGACCGTGGCCGCGACCGTGACGACGCCGTTGTGGGCCGCAGCATCGAGTCCCTGCTCGGTGGCGACGACGACGCCGCCCCGCGTGCGCGGACAACCCGGCTCCGCCTGGGCTGCGTGCGGCGCTAAGCGATGCTGCGAAGGCTCGCGTTTGTATCGGTGACGGTGGGCGCCGCGCTGGTGCTGATGGCTGGCACCGCGCTGGCGGTACTCACCTTCCAGGTCGGGGGCACCACCACCCGGCAGTATTTGCGCACCAACGACCAGCCGTGGACGGTGCCTGTTGTCAACTCGTGGCAGCAGGTGCCGGGCTCTGGTATCTCGTTTCCGGTAGGCGGCGGTACACGACGGCTGGTGGTGGCTTCTTTCTCCGCTGAGTCTTTGTGCACTGGCCCCGGCTGGTGTTCGGTGCGGATCCTGGTTTCGGGGCCCGGTGGGGTGCGGGAGCTGGCGCCGCAGTCGGGCATCGACTACGCCTATGACACGGACGGGGATTCGTGGGAGCAGCATGAGGTGACCCGCTCCAGTGACGGCTACCTACGTTCCGGTAACTACCGGCTGTGGGTCGAAGCCCAACGGGTGAACTCGTCGTTCTTCCGTCTCGACGATTCGCATTTGCGCGTTGAACTAGTAGCGCCGTAACCCGCCAGGGTTCCCCGAACCTAGACAGGGTTGCGTGCGTTGGGGGCTCCCGCCTTGCATGGGAAGCAGCGGAGCCCCGGGTGGGGTGCCGGTTTAAGGAGAGCGCTGGGGGCGTCATCCTCCCCAGTGTCCCGGTCGGAACCGGTACCTCACCCACAACGTTCACGGGGGTGAGCAGTGCTACAGACTGAGCCGATGCTCTTGGCTTACGCCGACCCGCCCTACCTGGGCTGCGGGAAGCGCTACCGAGACAACCACGAGGATGCTTTGATCTGGGATGACCCCGCCACGCACCGGGCGCTGATCGCTGAACTGGTGGACGAATACCCCGACGGCTGGGCCATGTCGTTGTCGTCGGTGAGCCTGCGCACGATCCTGCCGATGTGCCCTGCTGATGTGCGGGTAGCTGCTTGGGTGAAACCGTTCGCGGCGTTCAAGCGTAACGTGCGCAACGCCTACACCTGGGAGCCGGTGATCCTGCGCGGCGGCCGGGTGTCCTCAAAGACGGGGGCCCCGGTCACCCGCGATCACCTGGCCGAATCGATCCAGTTGCGCAAAGGGCTCACCGGTGCGAAGCCGGCCAGGTTCAACCGCTGGATCCTGCACATGCTGGGCTACCTCCCTGGTGATGTTCTTGTTGACCTGTTCCCCGGCACCGGCAGCATGGGCGAAGCGGTGGCAGCGGAGAGCCAGACGCTCGCCGCCGCTATGAACGGGGCTGACGCGGCGTGAGCTGCGACTCTGACCCCAGTTTCCGTGTCGGCCGCAAACTGGGCCGCACCGTCTACATGAAGCCCCGGGGCGTTGACACCGTGGAAGCGTTCGTCGGGATCTTCGACCAACCGGAGATGGCCCGCTTCGCCTGCGCGGCGATG